CAATGACGAATGGATTACCTCAAGAACCGGAATCAAAGAAAGAAGGATTCTGAAAGGCGAAAATAAAGGGACTTCCTTTATGGCCATTAAAGCAGCTGAAGAAGTTCTTCAGAAGTCTAAGATTAACCCTGAAGATGTAGATACGAAAGCTTCAGACCATGCATACGATGCATTACGTTATATGATAATGAGCAGACCAAGAATGGAAAACCCATTAGAACGTATGAGAGGTTTAAAACGTGAGATGTATAGACCAGTAGACTCAACCTTTGGTTATTAAAAAATATGGCAGAAGATAGAAATACATTTTTAAACGCTGATAGCATCTACGAAGAAGTAGAAGGTGAGTCTGGAGTTCAATTAACTTTAGAAGAAGACCAACAAAGAAATCTTATTGGTATCATTAAAGGGCGTTATGCTCAAGCTGAAGAAGCTAGACAGACTGACGAAACTCGTTGGTTAAAAGCGTACGAAAACTACAGAGGTCTTTATGCTAAAGGAGTTAAGTTTAGAGAATCAGAAAAGTCTAGAGTATTTGTAAAAGTTACTAAGACTAAAGTACTGGCTGCTTTTGGACAGTTAGTTGATGTTATCTTTGGTACAGGTAAGTTTCCAATAGGAATTGCTGAAACTAAAATAGCAGAAGGTGAAACAAACTTTGCACATCTTGATACATCTAGCCCTACACCCGGATTAGAAACAACACCAGAAAACATAGGTAACAGATTAGAAGACGAACCTAATCCATATGATGTTGGTTATGAAGGAGATGGTAAAACTTTAAAACCCGGTGCAAGTTTTTATAACGGTATCTTTGAAGATAGTCTTGAAGACCAAGCTGAAGAAGCTGGTATTCTTAAAGATGGCGTAAGTCCTATACCACAAAATATTGAAGTATCTCCTGCACAAAAAGCTGCAAGAAGAATGGAAAAACTTATCCATGACCAGATTGAAGAATCAAATGGAAACTCAGAATTAAGAAATGCTCTTTTAGAATCTGCTTTACTTGGTACAGGGATTGTAAAAGGACCATTTAACTTTAACAAGAAACTTCACAAATGGGATACAGACGAAGAAGGCAATAGAAATTATAACCCTTTAGAAGTTAGAGTACCTAGAATAGAGTTTGTAAGTTGTTGGGATTTTTATCCTGACCCTAACGCTACTAACATGGATGAATGTGAATATGTTATACATAGACACAAGATGAACAGAAGTCAATTAAGACAGTTAAGAAACATGCCTTACTTTGATGATGATGCAATACGTAGTGCTATTCAAATGGGTGCTAACTACGTAGAGAAAGATTTTGAAAGCCAGTTAAAAGACGATGCTAGAAGTGACGAAGATATTAATAGTAGTTATGAAGTCTTAGAATACTGGGGAATGATGGATGCAGAGTATGCACGAGAAGTAGGTATCGACTTACCCGACACTGTTGATGACCTAGATGAAGTACAAGTAAACATATGGACATGTGGTACTTACTTGTTAAGAGCTGTACTTAATCCATTCACTCCATACAGGATACCATACAACGCTTTCCCATACGAAAGAAATCCTTATAACTTCTTTGGTATTGGCGTAGCAGAGAACATGGATGATTCACAACAAATTATGAACGGTCATGCAAGAATGGCTATAGATAATTTAGCAATGTCAGGTTCTTTAGTGTTTGATGTAGATGAGTCTGCCCTAGTTGGTGGACAATCAATGGAAATATATCCGGGTAAAGTCTTTAGAAGACAAGCTGGAATGCCGGGACAAGCTATACACGGTTTAAAATTTCCTAATACTTCACAAGAAAACTTAATGATGTTTGATAAGTTTAGACAACTTGCAGATGAACAAACAGGTATACCTAGTTATTCACACGGTCAAACAGGTGTTCAAAGTATGACAAGGACTGCTTCTGGTATGTCTATGTTACTTGGAGCATCAAGTTTAAATATTAAAACAGTTATCAAAAATCTTGATGACTTTTTATTAAAGCCACTAGGGGAGTCTTACTTCCAGTGGAACATGCAATTCTTAGAAGATGAGTTGGATGTTAAAGGTGATTTAGAAGTTAAGGCTACTGGAACAAATAGCTTGATGCAGAAAGAAGTTAGAAGTCAAAGACTTACTATGTTCTTACAAACTGCACAAAGTCCTGCTATTGCTCCGTTTGTTAAGATTTCTAAACTCGTTAGTGAACTTGCCTACAGCTTAGATTTAGACCCTGATGAAATACTCAATGACCCTGAAGAAGCTGCAATGATGGCACAAATAATAGGAATGCAAAATGCTGGACAAACAAATGGCGAGGAAGCTCAACCCGGTGGTGAACAGTCCCCAATGGGAGGACCTGAAGGAGTACCTCAACAACCTCAAGAACTTGGAGCTACAGGCACTGGCGGTGGCAACATCGGAACAGGAAATGTACCGGTTGCAGGGGAGAGTGAGTTCTCTGGTCAGGCTGGAGCAACTGGACAAGCAAGTTAAAGAAGCAATTAACAGGAAGGAAGAAACATAATGTTAGATGACGATAAAAAAAGATACAAAATGAAAGAAGGTGGTCCGGGCATAGAAGCTCTTAGAGAAGAAGCACCAGAAGTTGTTGAACGTATGGGTTATCAAGAAGGTGGGTCAATGGATGACCAAATGTTAATGGTTATGACACCACCACAAGAATCTGAAATGGAATCTGATGATAACATGGAAGATAACTACACAAGATTTATAATGGAAGAAGCATTAAGCGAAGAAGAAGAAGATATGCTAACTTCCAAACTAGAACAAGATGAGGAACTATCTATGTTATTTGATAAGATAATAGATGTTGCTCAAGAATTTGCTGGGTCTGGTCCTGTTGAAGGTCCGGGTTCAGGAGTCTCTGACAGTATACCTGCAAGGTTGTCTGACGGAGAATTTGTCTTTACTGCAAAAGCTGTAGAAGAAATCGGAGAAGACGCTTTAATGTCTATGATGAAAGATGCTGAAGCTAAAGCAGATGAAAGACAAGGTTTAGTAACTGGTGGACCAGTGACTGATGTTGAAGAAAAAAAAATTGTATCAGAGCCTTTACAAGCTCCAATACAACAAGAAATTAATGTTACTAAAACAACTGTGGATTCTCCTGCTATTGCAAGAGATGAAAAAGATTTAATAGGTGACGATATTAAAAAATCTATGCTCAGTCAAAGCAGGAACATCTAATACTAAACCAACTAACGATAAAGCTACCTGAATTAATTACTCAGCCCTTTATCACATTAATAACCGAAAGGCTACCTTTACAAACAAGCCCTCTAGTCGACATAGAGCTACCTTGTGAAACAAGCCCTGAGTAGGAGAAAAGAAAATGACTAATACAGTCCAAAAAGAGAAAACGCCAAATCCTTATAACGCAAAGAAAGATTGGCATGGTGGAGAAGATAAACCTTTTTTATCATCAGAAAATATGTATTTTGAAGAGCCTTCTGAAAAGAATAAGCTCTTTAATAGTAACGACATAACTGAAGTGGAAGCTGAAGGAAGTGTTAATACTGAAGAACTGGAGACTACTAAGGATACACCTTATAAGAAACCAGACTATAAAAAAAGATATGATGATTTAAAAAAACATTATGATAGTAAACTTAACGAGTTTAAAAGCAGAGAACAAGAGTTAATTGAAGAGGCTACTAGTAATAGAACCGAATACAAAGCTCCTAAATCTGAAGAAGAACTTGAAGAGTTTAAAAATAACTATCCTGATGTTTACGAAGTTGTAGAAACCGTTGCTCATATGCAATCGGAGACTAAAGCAAAAGTTCTAGAAGAACGCCTTAGTAAACTCCAAGAACGTGAGAATGAGTTAGTACGACAGAGTGCAGAAAAAAGGTTAAACGAAAGACATCCTGATTTTGAAGATATCAGAAACAGCGATGACTTTCATGGTTGGGCAAAAGAGCAGCCTAAGTCTATTCAAGACTGGATATACTCAAATGCTGACGATGCTGACCTAGCTTCACGTGCTTTAGATTTGTTTAAAAAAGATTTTGGTATTGAACCTATTAAGACTAAGTCATCTTCTAAACCGACTAAAAAATCTGCTGCTGATATGGTTTCCACTAAAACAACTAGTGTAGAACCTAATCAACAAAAGGTTTGGTCAGAAAAAGAGATTGCTGCAATGAGTGTTGCTGAATTTGATAAATTTGAAAAAGAGATATCAGATGCAATGCAAGAAGGCAGAATCATAAAATAAACTATAATTAACTAAAAGGAAAAAAAATGGCTCAATATTTTCAAACCGGAAGTAATAATTCCGCAACGAGTAACTTTGATGCAGGTACAGCCGGACAGACTAATAGTTTCTTTTTACCATCGGTTTACTCTAAAAAGGTTTTAAACTTCTTTAGAAAAGCCTCAGTGGTAGAAGCTATTACTAACACCGACTATGCTGGTGAAATATCTGCTTACGGAGACTCTGTAAAAATAATAAAAGAACCTGTAATTTCTGTGTCTGATTACACAAGAAATGCAGATACAAGTGCGACCCTACTAACCGACCAAGAAATATCTTTGGTTGTTGACAGTGCTAAAGCTTTCAAATTCATCGTAGATGATATCGAAAGCAACATGTCACATGTGAACTTCAAAGAAATTGCTTCTAGCTCAGCTGCATATGCTCTTAAAGATGCATACGATGCTGCTGTTATAGAAAAAATGTTTGTTGGTTGTTCCGCAGCTACACCTAATCATATTTTAGGTGCAGACAATGCTACAGCATTAGGTGCTGGTGTATTTGACGGAACTGGTTCTGTAGACTTAGGTCAAACTGGTGAAACAGACCCTCTAGACCTTATGGCTAGAATGGCAAGACTATTAGACGAACAGAATGTACCTGAAGAAGGTAGATGGTTCGTTGCTGGTCCTGACTTCTACGAGCAATTAGGACAGTCTGGGTCTAAACTTCTTTCTGTTGACTTTAACGCTGGTCAAGGTTCAATCAGAAATGGTTTAGTTTCAAGTGGAAAACTAAGAGGATTTGATATGTACAAATCAAACAATATCGCTGCAACATCAAATGCAACTGGTAAAGTTATGGCTGGACATATGAGTTCTACTGCTACTGCTAACACTATCCTTTCAACAGAAGTGTTGAGAGACCCAACATCGTTTGGTGATATTGTTAGAGGCTTACATGTCTATGGTGCGAAAGTACTTAGAGATGAAGCTTTAGTATCAGCTTTCTACAAAATTGACTAATATCAATTCGGGGGAGGCTTCGGTCTCCTCCACTTTTTAAAGGAGAAAACATGTACGGTAAAGATAAAAAAAAGAAAATGATGCACGGTGGTATGGCTAAAAAGAAAATGATGAAAGGTGGTAAAGCTAAAAGAACTATGTATAAAGACGGTGGAATGTCTAAAGCTAAACCTTGCTAATATGAAAGTTAAAGCACCAAAAGGACACCATTGGATGAAACAAAAAAATGGTACGTTTAAATTAATGAAACACACAGGTAAGTTTGTAAAGCACAAAGGTGCAAGTTTAGAAGCAAACTTTCCAATTCAAAAGGTTCATAAAAAATAATGGCTACAACATATCTTGACATAACTAATGAAGCACTAAGAGAACTTAATGAGATTCCTTTAACGTCTGCAAACTTTGCAAACGCTACAGGTATTCAAAAGTTTGTAAAAGATAGTGTAAACAAAGCAATTTTTGATATAGCCAACGAAGAACCACAGTTACCTTTCTTTGCTGCAAACGTAAGTGGAGCTACTGACCCTTTCTATGGGAACGTAACAGTGCCTACTATAACAGGACAAAGATGGTACACTTTAAAAGATGGTAGTTCTAATATTACTACAGACTACTCATCAATAGATTGGGATGACTTTTATGTCACAACAATCAACGTAAGTGGAGAAACAACACCTTATGTCTCTAAAGGTTTAAAGTTTCTTACACACACAGACTGGACAAGATACTACAGAGACAGTGAGAATGCAGATGATGCAGATACTCAAAATCACGGAGAGCCTAGATTTGTTATTAAGTCTCCTGACAATAGAAAGTTTGGATTAAGTCCAATACCTGATAAGGTTTATAATATACACTTTTATGCTTTTGTAAGACCGACTGCGTTATCAGCATATGATGACACAATCACTTTACCAGAGCAATACAGTAATATAATAACAGCTAGAGTTCGTTATTACATTTGGCAGTTTAAAGAAAGCCCACAACAAGCAGCTTTCGCATTGGATGATTATAAGAAAGGAATGAAGTATATGAAATCTAATCTTATGAATCCAGCTCCAAAGTATATGACAGACGATAGAACTTACTTCTAATTTATGGCACGTTCACAACCTTATACTGTTGCATGTAACGGTGGTTTAGTTAAATCAGCTAACTCAATTGATTTACTTAAAAGTCCCGGAGTTGCAAGAGAACTTAGAAACTTTGAAGTCTCTATAGAAGGTGGATATAGACGTATCAATGGCTTTACTAAGTTTGGTAGTAACCAACCTTCAGGAAGTGCTACAACTATATTAGGTGTTATGCCTTATGCAGATGGAGTTGTAGTTTGTACAAGTACTAATATATACTTTACACAAGATGGAACTACTTACTTACAGATAAATAAATTATCTCATAGTAGTGGAGATAACTATACAACCTTTACAGGAAGAAGTGTTACAGCTAGAACTGGACAAGGGCAAATACAATTTGCAATGTTTGAAGGTGCTGCACAAGACTATGGTACAATAATTATAGCTGACGGAGCTAACAAACCTTTTAGTTTTAGAATGGAAGGCAGTGGAGCTTTAAGTGCTAGAACTTACTTTACAGAAGAAGTAACAGTTACAGGAACTAATAAACACGCTACGTTTGTAACTTCACATGACCATCACTTAATAGCTGCTGGTGTAGAAGATAACGAGAATACAGTTTACTATAGTGTTTATAATGACCCATCAGACTTCGGTACTGGAAGTGGTACTGGAGCAGGTTCAGTAACTATATCAGATAAAGTAGTGGGTATCAAGGGTTTCCGTACAGACTTATTTATATTTTGTGAAAACAGTATTCATAAACTTATAAATATAAATGATAATGCTACTGTAGCAGTTGTACCTGTTGCAGAAAACGTAGGATGCTTAAGTGGTTACAGTATTCAAGAGATTGGTGGTGACTTAATATTTTTAGCACCAGATGGATTAAGAACAGTTGCTGGTACAGCGAGAATTGGTGACGTTGAGTTAGGTACAGTTAGTAAAGCTATACAGCCTTTAGTAACAAGTTTAGCTGAGAACATAAATAACTTTACAATAAGTAGTTTAGTGTTAAGAGAAAAGTCACAGTATAGATTATTTTATACAGACACTACTGGGGATGCTAGTGAACAAAAAGGAATTATAGGGACACTAAGAGCAGATGGTTTTCAGTGGTCAGAGACAAGAGGAATAGAAGTAACAGAAATAGGTTCAGGATTTGATGCGAATGGTGTGGAAAAATATTATCACGGGTCTACTACAGGTTACGTGTATATACATGATTCAGGTAATGATTTTGATGGAACTAACATCTTAGCAAGATATGCTACACCTGATTATGATTATGGTGATTTAGGAACTTTAAAAACTTTACACTATTTAAAAGTTTCTACAAGTGCAGAAGGTGTTGTAGAACCAGATGTTCAAGTTAAATTTGAATATGGTAATACAAATATACCACAACCTCCTGAACTATTTGATTTAGGAACAATAAATCCACCAGCAATATTTGGTGAAGCTTTATTTAATACTAACGTCTTTGGAGGAGCAGAAAATCCGATGATAAGAGTACCTTTACAAGGAAGTGGAACAAGTAATAATTTTACATTTATAAGTGAAGATAACAAAGCACCTTACACAATTAATGGTCTATATGTAGACTTTATACCTTCAGGCAGGAGATAAAAACAAATGGCAATAACAAAAGTAACAAATGCAGTTTTAAGTTCAGGTTCAACTCTAAGTATATTAGATGGTAAATCTTTTCTTGATGAAGACAATATGGCATCTAACAGTGCTACAGGTATTGCATCTCAACAATCTATTAAAGCTTATGTAGACTCTCAAGTCACTGCACAGGACTTAGATTTTCAAGGTGATAGTGGAGGTGCTTTAAGCATTGACCTCGACTCAGAAAGCCTTACAATCGCTGGTGGGACTGGTTTAGCTACTGTAGGTTCAGGGAATACTATAACAGTTAATATAGATTCTACTGTAACAACTTTAACAGGCTCACAAACTTTAACAAACAAATCACTAACTGCTCCTACGCTTACAGGTACAGCTGTAGTAGCATCCCTAGACATCTCAGGCGATATAGACGTAGATGGAACTACTAACCTTGATGTCGTGGACATTGATGGTGCTGTTGATATGGCTACAACTTTAACAGTAGCTGGAAATGTAGACTTTAATGGTAATTTAGATGTTGATGGAGTGTTAGAAACTGATAATTTAACAATTAATGGCTCTCAAGGTACAGACGGGCAAGTTTTAACCTCAACAGGTAGTGGTGTTGGATGGGAAGCAGTAGTAGGTGGTTCACCTAGTATTACTGATTACTCAAATGGTTCAGTTAAAGTGTTCACAATCTATCAAGGTGGTAACATGGATATAAATGGAGACCCTACATTTAGTCAAGATGTTACTTTTTCTAATGATATATTTGCAAATGGATATCTAAGAACTACAGATATACGCACACATAGTAACAACAATATAGAAATTGACCCAAATGGTTCAGGTGTTGTTATATTTAAAGGAAACTCTACTAAGGGTGCAGGTCAATTCAAACTTAATTGTGAAAATAATTCTCATGGAATAACAATTAAAGGACCACCACACAGTGCTGGAGCAAGTTACACATTAACACTACCTAATAATGATGGCAATGCTAATCAGTTTTTACAAACAAATGGTTCAGGTGTATTAACTTGGGCAGCAGCTTCAGGTGGTAGCAGTACTCCTAGTATTAATGACTTAGGAACAGGCACAAATGCTTTAACCATTTATAGTAATGCACAGGCGGCATTTGCTTCAGACCTTCAAGTTACTGGAGCAATTTATGTAACAGGTACTGTTGATGGTGTAGATATCGCTGCAAGAAATACAATACTTACGAGTACAACTACTACAGCTAATGCAGCACTACCTAAAGCTGGTGGTACTATGACTGGTAATTTAACTGTCAATGCTGTTGTAGATGCAGATAATTATAAAATAAACGGTGCTCAAGGAACAGACGGACAAGTTCTTACATCAACAGGTAGTGGTGTTGCATGGGAAGATGCTACTGGCGGTGGTGGTGGTGGAGGTAGTGGTGTTCTGTCAAATGGAGTTAAGGTGGTGCTGCACAATAATGGTACAAGTCAAACAGTACTAAGAAACACAACATCTAAAATAAATTTTGATTATGTTACATTTGGAAACTCTGATAGTGCTTTTAGTACAACCAATAAAGAATATACAGTTCCAGCAGCGGGTAAATATTTATTTTTAGGAAGAATTAAAAGTCAAAATTTTCAGACCACTGGTGCTGGTCAGCATGTAGGTAATGTATATATCTATAAAAACGGTTCAGCGTTACCTAATTATAGCACTTCACAATATAGTAAGACTGTTGGTGCAGATATAATTAGATTTGAAATTGCTATCAATAATGTATGGGATTTGGCTCAAAATGATGTAATTGATTTTAGATTTAGCCTATCCAATTATGCTAGTACAACGAATGTTTTATTAGATGGAAATGGTCAATATACAACCAATAATTATATGTACATAGTAAGAATAGAATAATAACAACAGGAAAAAAAATGGATATAGCAACAGCAATACACAACTTAAAACCAGAATACGAATTTGGAATAGATTATATCGTAGAAGATATTGATGGAACACCAACTTTAAAATGGTTAAAAGAAATTAGTGATAAACCTACAGACTCACAAATAAACTCAAAAATTACAGAGTTGCAAACAGCTTGGAATAATCAAGAGTATGCTAGGAAAAGAATAGAAAACTATCCTAGTATAGAAGACCAACTAGATATGCAATATTGGGATTCTGTAAACGGAACAACAACTTGGAAAGATAAAATAGCAGAAATTAAAACTGCAAATCCTAAATCTTAAATTAAAAATTTAAACGGAGAATAATAATATGGCAGGTTATACAAGACAAAGCACATTTGCAGACGGAGATACAATTACTGCTGCTTTATTCAATAATGAATACAATCAATTAGTAAATGCATTTAGTAATACATCAGGTCATAGCCATGATGGTACAACAGCAAGTGGACCAGTCATAGGATTAATTGGTGATGCAGGTGAAACTTCACCAAACAATAAAGTATTAATAGATACTACTAATAATTTTATAGAATTTTATGTACAAGTATCAAGTAGTTCTGTACAACAGTTATACATAGCTGATGGAGCTATTATACCTGTTACAGACAGTGATATAGATTTAGGTACAACAAGTTTAAGATTTAAAGATACATATACAGATACAATTACAACTACTGGTAACGTAGCAGTAGGCGGTAATCTAACAGTTACAGGTACTACAACTTTTAACGGTGGTACAATCACTATGGGTGATGCAGCTACTGATAACGTAGTATTTGGTGCTGATGTAGACTCACACATTATTCCAGATGATGATGATACTTATGACTTAGGTAGTTCTACACAAGAGTGGAGAAACCTTTACATAGACGGTACAGCACATATAGATACGTTAGACGTAGATGTAAACGCTACA